CCAAATTTAGTTACAATTCAAAACATAGCACGTTCAGAAGTAGATGCACATAAACTGATTACTAGAAAAGCAGGTGCTCCAATGCATGTTAGAGTAGGACAGCCAGGCATGTCTGTTCAACAAAAGTCAATAGACGACTTTAAAGCATTACTACAATACATGACTAATCGTACAGAGTGGGTAACAGACCCAAACATAGAAATTACATGGTTAGACTTTAAAGACTTAGGAAAGAACTTAACAGCAATGTCAGACCACGACTTTAAAACATTAGTAGCAGGTATGGAAATACCAGAAGTATTATGGGGCAGTGGACAATTAAACGAAGGAATAGCAGATACACAATTAGAAGGCTGGGACAGAAAGATAGGTACAATGAGAGAAGAAGTAGAAGCAGTCATCATAGATAAGATTTATGGACCACTATTAAAGAATCAAAAAAACAAGCAGTTCGATGTAGAGATAGAATTTGAATGGGAACTACAAGGAGAAAAAGATAAGAACGCAAAATTAACAGAAATAAATAAACAATTAAGTAGTCCACTAACATCACCAGAATTAAGAGCATCACTAGAAAAAGAATACGCAACGATAATGGGATTAGAAGACGTAATAGATTTATTACCAACTCCACAAGAAGCACGAAAACGAGCAGACGAAGAACAAAAAGCACAAATGGACATGCAAACAAAAGCCTTAGATAACAAAGGACCAAACTCACCAGAAGGTAAAAAAGAAAAGAAAATCAAACAACCAGAAGTACCAGGAGCAAAGAAAGTAAAACAAGTAAGAGAGAAAACACAATCAGAGATAGATGAAGAATTAATTATAGAAGACAAAAGAAGAAAAGAATCAGGAGAGATGAACTTACAAGAGTTTATTAATATTCAGGAGATAAAAGGGTTTAACTATTCAGACTACTTGGTCAAAATACTACAACGTTTAAGGGTAGACAAATTTACAGATTTATTGGCATTGACAGACCAAGCAATAGCCGATGGATTATTACCTAAGCGAGAAATTGAAAAACTTAGGTTTATATTAAAAGATGGATTTAGAAAGAACAAATCTATGTTACAAATAGAAAACGACATAAGAGAAACAATCCCATTAAAAGATAGATTAAAAGATAAAAAACTAATAGTAACAGCCAAGAACAGACCAAGTCTAATAGCAAGAACAGAAACAGTAAGACTAGCAAATGAAGGTCTAAGAGACTTATACAAAGATAACGGAGTAAAAGAAGTTAGTTTTTTAAGTGCCTTATCTGATAGAACCTGTCCTGAGTGTAGTGCTTTAGATGGAGAGGTATTTCCTTTAAGTGAAAGCCAGGGGGTAATTCCAGTTCACCCAAATTGTAGGTGTTCTTGGATAGCAGTCATATGATTAGTTGTCCTAAAAAAAGAGTATGTGAAATCTGTGGCGTTCACATACAGCCAGGAATATTAATAGTTAACGCTTATGGAATGTGGTTATGCGGTAAACACTTACTTGAAGCACACACAAAAATGAAAGAGCAACAAAGAAATTTTATTATGGAGGGCAAATGCCAATCTATATAGACCCTGAAACAAGGCAACGAGTAGTATTCGACAAACGTAGTGGAGATTTCCAATATGACTTAGTTGGAGATTCTACAATAGTAAATGAAGATTTAACTTATGGAGATGTAGAAATGCCAGGAGGCACAACACTAACCCCAACTAAACAAAAGTTCGCAGGCACAGAGAACGCCTTATTCGGAACAGACCCTGCAATAACAGACAATGCAAAACTTCACAACCTAACAAGTAGAGGAAACAGAAAATCAACGACAGTAACTAAACAGAGAGATAAAAGAATACAATGTCCGAACAACGTGCAATAAGTATAAACACTCAAGAAGGTCAGAACTCTATTTCTTTTGTGTTAACAGGAGAACTAAACGCATTAATAATTAACACACCAAGAGACATACAAATATTAATTGAGTCAGACTTAGGATACGCTATCTTTCATAGAAATTTATTAAAGGCAGGAACATATTATTTACCAATAAGACTAAAAGAAACAGAATCACAGATATTTCAAACTACTTCTTTAGATAACACTGGCTTTACAAAATTTTTATTAGATGAAAAGGTCACAGTGACAGTAATAGGATTAGCAAACACACAAGTAGACATGCTTTTTAGGTTAGAGTAAATATATATCTAATGAATCAACATTTATTAACTAAATAAATAACTTATTTACAGGTTATCCCATGAAGACATTAAAATTCAACTTTCAGACTCCTATATTGGAGAGTTTTACAGACAACGATAATTTTATTATCAATGGAGTAGCAATCAATGCAACTACAACTTCTAACAATCACAAATTTTTACCAGAAGAATTAAGCAAATCAGCAAACACATTAACAAACGTACCTTTACTAAAAGACCATAATAATTCAGTAGATTCAATTGTAGGAAAAGTATTATTAGGAATATACAATGAAGAAAGTGAAAGAGTAGAATTCAAAGCAAAGGTAAACGACAAACACGCCAGAGAATTAATTATGAGAGGAGACTTAAACACCGTCTCTGTTGGAGCAAGTGTAGAAGACATAGAAGAAATAGACGGATTGATTATCCCTAAGGGAATTACATTCAAAGAATTAAGTTTAGTTGCAGTGCCAGCCGACGAAGGTGCAACATTTGGAATAGCATTAAAAGAGGCATATTTACACTCATCACAAGATGATATAAAAATTACAAAGGAGGATAAAATGACAGAAGAAGAAACAAAGACTGAACCTGAAAAAGAAACAGAATCAGAACCAGAGACTGACAAAACTGAAGAAGCAGTTGCAGAGTTATCTAAAAAAATCATAGCTTTAACAGACGTGATTACTAAGATGAAAGAAGCAGATGCTGACGAAGTTAAGGTAGAACCAGAAACAAAAGTGGAACCTAAAGAAGTCGAAGAAGAAGAAGAAGATGAAGAAGAAGAGGAAGTTGAAGAATCTCATAAAATTGTTCAAGGACAAAGGTCATTTAGCTATTCATGGTAAGTTTAACAATAACTAACCCATTAGGTGTTCAATTGATAGATGATGGCGAAAACCCAAGAATTTTCACAGCCTTAACACAAACAATACTATCTGGTGGAGCATTAGTTCAAGTAACTTCAGGAACACTAGGACTAACAGGTTCATCTGCATCAACATTTGGAGATGGCGATATAATTGTACAACAAGCAGAAGATTTGTGGGCATTTAACGGTGTTATTACACAGAACACAGGTTCAAACGAATACGCAGGAGTCTTAACAAGAGGACGAATCTTGATGAGAGCAGGTGGACCAGTATCTGGAGGTACATGGGTAACCCATAATGCATCAGGTTGTGTACAGACATGGTACTCAAGTGAATCAGGAACTGCAGTTATTCAACAGGCAGTTGTTGGTAGAGCAATGCAAACTATTGGGTCAGGAACAGATAGTTACGGAATCATTGATTTATTAGGATAATGGCAAAAGGAAGTATAAAAGAGTATATAAGTACAGCAACAGGAGTTGAAGGAACTTTATTAATCCCTAAGCTGATAATGCCAACACTAATTGAAGAAGTTGAAAAGAACCTATTACCAAGAGAACTAGCTGCACAAGTATGGGGACCTTCTCAAATTAAAGGTAGTTCATTTACAGTTAATTTAGAAGAACCAAACGGAATCTCAATTAAGAGAGTTGCAGAAGGAGCAGAGGTAACACAAGACCAAATGAGTTTTGAAACTGTTGAATACAAACCTGTTAAATATGGTATTGCAGTAAGAATAACAAGAGAGATGTTAGAAGACTCTCAATTTGAATTACTAAAAAGAAATATACAAACAGCAGGAAGAAGATTTGCAGAAAGCGAAACATCATTAATCTTAACACAATTAGATGGAGCAAATTCTACAGTAGCTGGCGGTGCTGCAATAACAATCGCAAACATTACAGAGGCTATATACAATGTAGAAAACGAGGACTACAACCCAACAGATATTATATTGGGTAATGAAATCGCGCAAGATTTAAGAAATATTGATACCTTTGTAGAGGCAGACAAGGCAGGTAACTCTAACATGATGCAGAATGGATTTATAGGAAGGATTTACGGAAAGAACCTATACAGATTCAGCACAAATGCTGCACCTAGTTCAACACACGCAAAATATGCATATGTATTTGATAGAAGTCAAGCATATGGTATTGCAATTTCAAGAGACTTAACTGTAGAAAACTTTACTATGCCGACATACGACATGGAAGGAGCAGTTATTACTCGAAGAATTGACGTTAAGTTGTTAAGGTCTAAAGCAATTTCGAGAATTACAACAGGTTAATTAATTATTAAATTTTTTTTATTGTTTTTTTTGTTTTTATTTTTAGAAAAAAAACAGTATAACTAAACACAAATATAAAAAAAAATGACAACAGGAAGTACCGTAGTAGGCTTATTGGACGGAATGAATCACGGAGCAGGATTTTCAGGATTGGCATCAGATGCCTTAATCCACACAATTGGAAATCCAAATGATATTGTAACGTGTCAAACTGGAAGCGATTTAGCAGTAGACTTAGAAGCAGGGTCCCTATTTATGGGATTAGCTATAAATGGGTCTACATGGATTTGCTTAGGTTCAGTAGCTGCCTAGACGCCGAAGTGCATGTTTAACGATAAGAATGGTAAGACCAAATAGAATAAAGCAATATAAATTTTCCGCAGGAAGTTTGATAGCAGACGCTGCAGGACAATTTTCTGTATATTCTAATTATCCTGTAAACGGAACACTATGCGGAGTTCACATTGGTGAAAGCACATATGCAGCAGCAGGAAGTTTATTTCTAGCTGCATCAGGACCAGAATTAGTAGCATGGTCAATGGTTAGTGGAACAACAAGACAGATTGGTGTAAATGCAAGTGGGGTAACATACCCAAGGGCAACACTAGTTGATACAAATGCTAATTATTTATCTGGTGGAGTAGGATATAGCGGATTTACAGAAATACCATTAAATTCAGTATTACATTTAACTGGAAGCGGATTAGGGAATGCTACATCTGGAGCAGAAGTAAACGTAATATACATATAAGATGGTATCAAGTTTAAGTACCACAGGTAGCATTGCGTCTCATATTGCAACAATATTTGTATTGCCTGCAGGAGTATCAGGCAACTTAGTGGACACAGTAGATTTAGCAAGAATAGATGTTCAAAACTTTGTTGGTAACAACATTTCTCCAGACGGAATAGACGACACATATCAAAGTGCGATAGTTAATATTTCTAAGGCACAAGCATTACAAGAAACTTATAGTTGGGCTGCAACATTAAATACTTCTGGAGTAGCACTAATTTCTTCAAACGGAACATTTAACGGAGAGGCACTCAAACTAGCAGAATTATCAGTGGGAGGTGTTTCGCAAGATGTCAATGCTTTAAGAGCAATGAGTGTTTTATCTAAGGATGCTCCTAAATTCTTTAACGACTTAGCTATGGGGAATTTGAATAGCATAGGCAGAGGAGCAAGATTTGCGAGAAGTCTGTCATGAGTTTATCCCAAACATTTACAAATAATTTTAATAAGATTAGAGACATAGCTGGAAGACCAGTAAGAATAATTTATTTTAGTAGCACAGCAGGAAGCGTTTACGACGACGATTTAGCATTAACTATAAGCGATTCAGCATTTATTAGTGGGGTTGTATTTCCATTAAATGGAACACACGGAAGCACAGATTCAGTATTATTAGAACAAGGTAAACTAATTAGTTCAGATAAAAAATTATATTTAAATGGGAGTGTAGCAACCACTGGTTCAAATCTAAATATAAGAATTCAATTTGGAAGCGGACTTGGAGAATCTTATGCACCAATACCAATAGGTGGAATTGTTCAAGAAGTAAGTGGCGACCAGATTTACAAAAGATTTTATATTAGAAGATTAACAACAGGTAGCTTAATTGGCGAATGATTAGTACAAAAACTATAGGTGTCGTAACAGCAGTTAATGTTCTAAATAGCAAGGTATCTAAGACATTTAGCAATATTTCTCAAGGACTTAAAAATGCTGCATTGTTCATGCAAGGAGAAGTAAAGTCTTCAATAGCAGGAAGAAGAAACGAACCAACAAGTGTAGATACAGGAAGACTACTCAACTCAGTAGATGTAAACATAGGTAAAGACGACGCTGCAATATTCACTAATTTAGATTATGGACCTTATATAGAGTATGGAACAAGCAGATTCAAAGCAAGAAGACATTTCAATAATTCTAAAGACCGAAACAAAACACAGATTAAAAACATAATAAATAAGGAAATTAAAAATATATAACTTCTATCAATATTTATAAAGTATTTTAATTCACTCACTATGTAGTAAGCGAGCTACAAACAGTCCAAGCGAGGAAATGGTAACAGTATCAAATTTTATAGCAGACGTTCTATACTTCATAAAGAACGATTTAGGTTCAAACATAACTGCGGTTACAAGCAAAGTTTACACCTCTTATCCTAAGAAAAATGTTATTTATCCTTTAGTCACAATTAAGATGACAAACCAAGATGCTACAAGAGCAGGAATGCAAACAACAGCAATGGACGTCACAGCGACAATAGAAGTAAGAATATGGGCAAGAAATGAAAAAGAAAAAGACGGAATCGCAACCTCAGTATATAACAGATTACGGTCAATTCAGTTTACTTCCTCTGGAAGTGTAAACAATGATTTACATGACTTCCAATTACTTAGCATGGTAGAAGTAGACGAAGAAGGAGACACAGGAGTGAAATCCAGAATACTCCAAGTTCAATATAAATTCTGGAACATAAATTAAATTTTAAGGAGGATAATAAATAAATGACACGATACAACGCAGACCAGAACAAAGTTCTGGGCCTCTATGAAAGCGGAACATATGCACAAGTCAAAGACACTGGTAGTACATTTTGGTTAGGTCAAATAACAGAAAACTCAATAGATGACAAAGAGAATAAGTTGGAGAATTTCTATATGGGAACTTCAGATAGGAGTTTTGGATTTATAG